TCATATTGCTATGGACTCGTATCTTCCTATTCCTACAACAGGTATTGACCCAGTAGAAAATACTACAGCATTTCTTGTTGATTTAATAATGCCAAGCGTAGGTAAACCATTTGTTGAATTTGCTATGAATAAAAATTCGTTAGATATGCAAATTTATAGAAGTAGTTATAGTAAATATTCGTCCGCCTACGCAGGTAGTGATATTGTACCTAAATATTTTAAAGATGCATCTGAAATGTTATTTGATGTGACTAATGGTAAGATAGAAATGTCACCTGATGAAATATATTTTTATGCTAATAATTTTGCTGACGGATTAACTAAAATAGCAGAAAGTTTATATGGTGGAATAGCTGTATTAAAAGGTGAAAAGTATTTTGACCCTGAAAAAGACTTATTTGTTTTAGATAGCTTCTTGTCTACTACTTCTAATCTTGACGCTAGAAGATTTGATATTTTAAAAAATTCTATAGAACGTAAATCTAAAATATTAGAAGATCTAAAATTACGTAATCCAAATCAAGCATATACTTTTGCTACAATAACTAATCCTCATTTAGATACAAAAATAAAAGTTTTAACTTACTTTGAAAATAAGGCATTAAAACCTTTACGGACCGCTGCCGGACAAATTAGAAACAACCCATTACTTACATCTAAAGAAAAAACTGATCTTATATATAGAAATAGGTTAGAACAAAATCATATTAAAAAAGGTGTATATGACACTATTAAGTCACTAGATGATTTAGGTGAAGATAGAATTAGAGTATTAGAAGAAATGATTGACCAAGATGAGGCAGCTATGGATTTACGCAACGCGCCAGACTCTAACCCCTAAGTGGTTATCTTTACTTGTTATAAAAGTTTTAATCTGAATTTTAGCTCTTTTAGCTCCGCACTCTACAGCATATACCATTTCTGCGGTATTTAAAGTAGGTATAAAGAAACTATCCCCTATGTCCATATACTCATAAGGGAATAGCCAAGTAGGTTCATTAAGATGAGACAGACATCTCTCCTTTAACCTTATCTAATATATCTTTCTTTTGAAATGCATAGCACATTAGATTATACTCAGAGCTACTTGCATCTTTCCAACCTGTAAGCATACGTTTCTTTTCTTCCCAAAACTTAATATCAGAAGCAGCAATACGTTTCTTAAAGTCTGCCTTATTAATATCTAGTTCAGCAATTAGATAGTTATTAAATATACTTCTTGGTATATAAATAGTGCCTGTATCATCTTCTGCTCTAATAACTAATGGTGTTCTAGGTTCATCTGCAACCTTACCATCTCGCATAACTAAAGTACCAGAATGGTTTTTAATTAAAAACTCTGTAAGAATATTCTCATAATCGATAGTATTAAACTGGATAACATTATTCTTAATATTAAGCATCTCTGTAACTAATCTAGTATATAGTTTTTCTACATTACAATTATCTAATATACCATATTCAAGTGCTAATTCACCGCAACCTAATGGTAAAGCAATTAAGTTATGATAATATCTATCGCCTGGGTCAGTGCCATAATCTGCTACAAATCTATCTACCCATTTTTGAAAACGTGGTCCTAGCTTGTGGTCGTCATCCATACTGTATAACCTAATTACTTCACCTTTGTTTTCTATATCAAATAAAGCTTGTATAAATTTAGGACCAGAGTGACCATAATTTAATTTAAATGTTTCAAATACTCGTTTACCATAATTTAAATCTGTTTGCAGTATCTTAGGTTGACCTAACATAAATTCTATAATACGGGCTACCTCACCGTTGGGGTCATGTTTCAATGCGGATAATTTATCGTATATAGATTTATTAGATGTAAATAAGGCAATCATACTAGCTGATGCTTCAAAGTCACGCTCTGCATTAACAGATGCTTGTAATCTAATTTTAGGTTTACCAGTAGAAATCATATGGGATAACTCTGATACATCTTCGGGGTCTAAGTTGGTTACCTCATCATGGGCATATGTCATATTATGTAGAGTACTAATTCTTCCCTTTAATGCATTGAATGTACCACCTTTTTTAGCATGAACATATAATACTTTAGGGTTACCCCATATACTTACAGCCGAGAATAATGCACCTGTTTTAGCCGCACCTGTTTCACCTGTTAAACAAACAATAGCGCCGTCTGTATTAGTATAAGCCATAAGAGGAGAAGCAAATCCTGTTAGCATAGCATATTGGTGTAACTCCATGCCAGGAGCATCTAATTGATTAGCGGCTTTCTTCCAATCTTCAAACGTACCTTTAGGTGTCATATGCCTACCAATCTTATCTGTAATAGCAGAGAAAGGTATTTGAGCTACACTTCCATCTCTTTTATATTCTCTATCACCTATAACAAAAGATGTTCTATTATCGTCAGTCCAACCTAATTGATTTCTAATAATGTCTGCCTCTGTTTCATTAGACATGACAGTACCCCATTTAATTATATAATCCATAACTGTTACTACCTCGTGTTTTCTTAAATAAATGCCATTATTGGCTAAATGTGATGCAGTTTTAATTGGCTCATAAGCTAATCTGATTGGGAACAAAAACTCTACTGGCTTATCTTTAGGGAATGTGCATCTAATTAATAAACAATCACCATCTGCTGGGTTCTTAAGTCTTTGTCTAGGTTTAAAATTATAACTTGATACTTCAGTTGGTGCTTGTTCTATATATTGTTGTGTTTCTTCATTCCATACAGGAAGTTCTTTTTTATATATACCACCATTAGCGCCATGAATATATGGAAACATACTAGCTGGTAAAAAGAAAGGTTCCTCGGTAGCTAATGCAGTGGGGGAGTTTTGGGTTATTAATTCACCTATCTTTTCTTCTGTAGGTATAGGTGCTATCTTAAATACTTTGCCTAACTTAAGTGGGTTAGTAATCCTACCTCTATGTGGACATCCATCACAACCACCTGGGTTAGCGCTATCAAATGAATTACAAGAATGGACACCATCAAACGATGCGGCTTTTAATATAGTAGCTTGGCGGTCATAGTTTTTAGCACCTTCTGATAAGGTATGTATTGCTGTTTCGGCATCTACACAACGACTAGCTACGGTTAATCCAGCAGTCCACAGTTCATAGCTTACGTCATCGGGATGCTCCATCATGTGCTTAATCTGATTACATCCAGTGCCTGCTATACTTTCTTTTAAAATCTTGTCAAAGCTAGCTTCCCAATTATCTAGCCCATGCATTCTTCTTTCTTCTTCAGTTAATCCTTTGAATGCAGACTTTAATATATCTTCAGTAGATTGGGTTTCTTCGCCTAGGAATTGTTTAAACTCTTCAAAGACGTAGACAGGTAATTCTTCGCTAATTATTTTCGTTGGTGATGGGGGTGTTGTTTTATAGTTTAGGCAGTTAGGTGCGCGAGTTATACGACCTTTATCAGCTGTTACTGATGGGTCTATTTTAAAGCCTTTATCTAAACAAAACTTTTTAAATTTCTCGGCATACACTCTCCACTCTTCAATAGGTATATCAGCATCAAATGCCCACCATGCCCATATACCACGACCAGAGTCTAGCCTAATAGGTGGTGGTAGATTAGCCTCGTCAAGGAATTTATCTAATGCATCATTAGCTTCTTCTTTAGTCTGAAATTTTTTAGGGTTATTAGGTTCTACATCTAAATCAATAAAAAATGACCTTGAATATAAAGCATTATCTTTTCTTGAATAACTTTTTTGAGTGCTGTGTGTAACATATATATTATCACCGTCAGCTTTTAATTCTTCTATTTTAGGTTCTATTTCATCTATTGACTCTACATAATAATTGGTTGTTTTACCCGTTGTGCTTATGGTGGCTACACAATAAATCCCTTGGGAAGGTAATACTACTTTATAAAATTCAGTTGTGCCTATCATATTTATTCTTTCTATTTTTAGAGACAACACTGCCCCACCACACTAATGTGTGTTTTTTAAATTAACTACCGAGAAATTCTATTGTACTACTTTTTAAATCTTATTGCTTATTTTAGACTCTAAATATTTTTTGGCATCGAGAAGAGTCACAGCAGGGAGTTGTCCGTCATGCAACCCTTCTCTTACCAATACCATAAAGTTTTCAATACGCGTACAATTTTTATCTCTAATAGCTTTACCCCTAAACCAACTATGTATTGTCATTCTTGACACATCAAAGATTTCTGCTACATATTGCGCAGGTAGGTTTGCTTTGACACATAGTTTTGCCAACTGCACTCCTAATCTTTTTGGATTAAGTTCTTTTAATGCTAATAAAAATTCTTCACTATACGGTCTTGCCATCTACTTCCCCTTATGTTTTTACCGACCATTTTTTCATTACGTCATTAGCGTTATTAATAACTTGTGGTTTAGCTTCTTCAGTACTTCTTAATACTGGCTCATCCACTACATCTACTGACGCACTGCTAACTTGTGGTGTTACATCTTCTTCACTTGTTGAGTCAGTTTGATACACTGTTAATTTAACTGCTGACTCTGCCGCGGCAGACTTACCTTGTCTTTGCAGTACTTCCAAATCATTAGCATTAACAGCAGCGGATGGACTAAAAAGAACCTTAGGTGTTGAAGCCTTGGGGTCAAATTGCATTTTAGTCACAACACGACCAGCACTTACATTGTTGTTAGCTAGCATTTGGATATATGGTCTGAAAGGATATTTACCACCTTCTTCCTTACCAAAACATGATGTAGCAGGTAAAACTAATTGCATTACATCACCAGCAGGGTCATTAGGCAATACAACAGCCATTCGCCATGATAAACGACATGCAGTACCTGTGCCATTAGCCCCTGAATTTTTAGCACTAAATTGACAAGTATCACATGTTTTAGACTGAGGAGTTTTTACATCAATATCGGGAACACGAGAGTCACTAGACCAACATGTAGGACTAATTTTTTCGCCTTCTTTATATTGTTGGGCATAGAATGTTCTTGAAGCGGTATGTGCCATCTTAACAATTACAACATCCATATAATTATTTTCTGAAACACTTACTTCTTTACCACCAACAACTTTTCTAAATGCCTTACCTCTGATTGATATACGCTTATTGCCACTATTAATGGCACCGCCAGCAACGGCTAAGGTATCTTCATCTAACCCAGTTTGAATTAGGTTAGCGCTGTTTTGTAATATTACTGATAATTCATTACTCATATACTTCTCCACTAAATTGACTTGCTTGTTGGTTTGCGTACAGTTATTTTAAATTCTCGCATAGTGCTGATACCTGGAGGGAGACCATCTTCTGAACGAGAACTCATAAACTCTTTAAAATTATTTTGACTGATGCGTTGTTGCAATAGGTCGAGTGCGTTGTTTTCCACAACGAATTGCTTAAAGTTGTCCCAATCGCTACAAACATAATCTTCTTTTAAAGATTTAATGATAGTCCCACTCCCTGTACGAATGCTATCAGCATTTATTTCATTGCAGGCTAACATCATTGCCCGTTCCAATTCTTCTAAGTCTGCTTTTAATTCAGCATCCTTTAATTCAAATTGGTTCTTAAGTGTATTCCTCTCTGTTCTAATTGTCAAGTATGTTGTTACTAAATCATCTAACTTCATATCACTCATAAATTGCTCCTATAAGAACTCCTAATAAACCTAATAAAAAACCTACTAAACTTGCTACTACATATCCTTCACTCATTCACCTATCTCCTCTCTATATAAATCAACTAGTTTGCTATGCATATCCACTTTGTTTTGTAGCATGTCATACATTCTCCTTTCAATTTCTGAACCTTGTAAATGCACTACCGTCATCTTATTCTTTTGCCCAACTCTATCCATACGAGCAATACATTGTAGGTATGTTTCAACTGACAATACTGGAGACCAAAACACCACCGTATCTGCCGCAGTTAGAGTTACACCATGCGATGCCGCTTGCGGTTGGATAACTAATACACGAGGGTCATACATATTTTGAAATCTAGATATAATTGCAGAGCGTTCGGTAGCTGATACTTGTCCGTTAATTATTTCACTAGTGATACCATGTGACTCTAAATACTTAGATACAACTTGAATGGTATGTCTGTATGGCACAAAGATAATTGTCTTATGTTCTGTTTCATCTAATACTTCTTGCAGTGCAGATAGACGAGGACTTATATCAAACTCAATCACATCTTTATTATCTGTATAGACTGCACCGCCAGAGATTTGGAGTAGCTTGTTGACGTTAGCCGCCGCGTTTACTGCGGTTACCTGTTCACCTGCCGCACTAATTAACATTTCTTTTTTCAGCGCTGAATAATACTTATGAACTTGGGCTGTCAATGGAACTTCTCTTGTCTGATACATAACATCGGGTAGGTCTAGACAATCTTTTTTAGCATATCGTATAGCAGGTTTTAATGCTTTAAATACTTCATCTTTTGCGTTTGTCTTCGGTAGCCACTTGAAGCGAGATACTTGATACATCACTTTATCTCTCCACCCAGCAGTTACTTTAGGAACTCTTTGAGGGCATACTAACCTTGCTAATCCATACGCATCTACTGGTGATTGTGACGCTGGGGTTCCTGTTAGCATCCATAATCTAGTTGATGGTTTTAATATCTTAGCTAATGTTTTCCAACGAGAAGTAGTTATTGTTTTATATGCATTAGCTTCATCGACTACAATTAAATCAAAGTCAGCTTTAGCAATAGCATCTCTTACTACATTGACACCATCATAATTAATAATAACAAACTCATATTCACCATTAATAATCTTTGTTCTTTTATCTGCTGTGCCATGTGCTACTGCTACGGTTCTGTGCATGCAAGTATTAAAAACATCGCCCTGCCACGCTGAATACATGATAGATAAAGGGCATACAATCAATACTCTTTTAATTTTCTTTTGAGTCATTAAGTAATCACAAGCCCATAAAACAGATGATGTTTTACCTGTGCCTGCTTCATTAAAACAAAAAGCACGATGATTAATTGATAAGAATTCTGATGTAATACGCTGATGGTCAAAAGGTTTATATAACCCTGGCCAATTATAATCTCGTGTGATAGGGGATGGTAAATTGTTACGGAAGGATACTAGCTGATTTAATCGGGTCATCTCATCTAAACCCCAATACACTAGCACTTCTGAGAGGTTGCCTCTCTGTTCTAATACTTCTGATTTTTCTATGTTGTTGATTATGCTATCTACTATATGAGTAGGAGCAACAAACTTTACTGCTGAGTTTTCTATAATTTCCATACTATCCTTTAACTAAACCTCACCGAGGTTTCTAAATACTACTAACTGATTATATTACTACACTTAACTTATATGTCAAGTATTATTTTTTCTTACGTTCTTTTTTACTTACTTCGGAAATTAAATTACCTTTGGAGTCTCTTTTGAATGAACGATTTTTAGATGCACTTTGAATGCGTAAACCGTCTTTGTTTGAACCACCTTTGTCAAGGGCTTTTACATGTGCTACATCTTTGCCTTCTCGCATATCTGCTTTACCATTACCATTTAGATCTTTACCTTTTTTGTCAATCGCACGACGACCACGTTGGCGCTCCATACGGCGATCATGTTCACCCCTAGCAAGTTCTTGCTGGTATTCTTTTTTATAAGGTCTTGGTTTGTTAATATAAGGCATGGCTGTATTATATCTTAACTCTTGTTAAATTCACAGCTTTTTACAGGACAATATCCACATAAAGGGGTAGGGTTTGTTTGCCAAGTATTTGTATTGTATGAGTTGTCTAACCTTAAAAGTGTGCCTAAAAAATGACCCCAATACTTATCTATGTCTTGTCGTTTATATTCTTCGGGGATAAAATGGTTATGAGCTAAAAATAACAATCCTGCTTTAACTTTATTTACTTGAGGGAAATGAGCAAATGTCATTAGTGCCATAAGTTTTAATTGTTTAGGGTCGGGATACTTATTACTCCCTGTTTTATAATCTACAATAAATGCAGTATCACCATCAACAATAAGTAAGTCACAAATACCACGCACCCAACGGTTAGAACTCTCAAACTCGCAAGGCGTTTTTTCTTTCGTAAGTGCCATTTCATATTCACAATATTTATCTCCTGGAATTGCAATTAAATTATCTACTAACTCTTTATACCGCTCATAGTTTTTAGCTAAAGTGGTGTTACTTTTTACATAGTCTTCTAGTGCTTTATGCACTTCTTTACCATATATAGTTTGTGGTGTATCTTGAGATACATAGTTTTTAGCTACTCTTATTTCATAGTATTTCTTAGGGCAGTTTTGATACTCTTTAAGGGAAGAATAAGACCATGTGAAATCACTCATCAATATACCTATTATTTTTACTTATGTTTATAACACCTTCTATAACTTGTAGATTTTCGGGAACATGTAAGCCCGATACATTTTTACCTTGTAATGGAATAATATGGTCTACATGCCAAGGCACTCCTGTTGATTTAGTTAATGATGATGCCAATTTATATAATGCTTTTATTTGTTTTAAGTTGTCTTCTGTAAGCCATATAGGTAATCTTTGTTTTTTGGCGGTATATCTTTTGTTTGTATAAAAATTTATTATGCCTTTATTATTTGATGCCCACTTTCTATTTCTAGCATTTTTCTTATCTTTTATCTTATCAAAATTAGCGTGATACCACGCAAGTGTTCTTTCTTTTTCTTTCTGTCTAAACTCCTCATTATTTTTACGAGATGCCCAGTATTGTTTATTATATTCTCTTGTTCTTTCTTTATTCTTTTGTTTATATTCTTTAAATTTATCTATGTTTTTAATGTAATACTCTTTAAGATAAGCCTTTATTTCTTCTTTAGAGCGGGGCATTAGTCACAACCTTTTACACCACACTTACATTCATTACATTCTTTTTTAATAACCTCACCTGTTGACTTATCAAGTTCATACTCTGCTAATGCTTCATATGTTTCTTTGTTCTCTTTAACGCTCTCCGTTAAATGTTCTTCGATAGGCTTCTTTCTAAATATAGTATCGAAGTTCTTTTCAAACATATCACTATTAGGTTTAGATTGTATCCAATCTCCTGTTATATCATTACGAGAAGTTTTTTTCATTAGTCTTTTCTTTTCTTATCAAAGTAGCAATCATAGTGTTCACCTCTTGCTCTTACATAATGTAAGAATACTTGACCATAATGTTCGCCTTCAAACTTCTCTCGCCAATGTTCTGACTTCATACCATAGTATGCAACAGCTTGACCAGGTTGTAATTCGTAGGATACTGTAGAGCCATCGGGTTTAGTAAACCATATAGGCCAAGACTTGCCATCAGAGTCTAAATGTAGTGTTACACTTACTTCACAAGCGGGTCTATCAGTATGTTTTTTTAGTTCATCACCATTTGCATAGACACGTGCATATGAATATGTAGGTAACATAGGTTCTCCCATAAGTTCATTCATAATAGGCAAACGGTTAATGAGTAGTTCTACAAACCAACGATAGTCGTATTTAGATTTTGATAGTGGGCATTGTGGGTCGTTAGTAAATGTAGGGTCTGTTTCGCTATCTTTTTTAAAAACTTGATATAAAATTTTAGCTTCGTCAGCACTAATAAAATCATTAATAACAATATAGTTATTATCATCAAACATCTGTCTAAATGTTTTTGGTTGCACTGCTTCGTTTTCAATTGTTTCTGCCATCATAATCTCCTATTTAAAATATGGTCCGACTAACCATGTTACTACTGAATACCTAATACCTTTTGTTACAGGCTCTACACCATGTAGCATAAATGAAGGGAATACAATAATGTCACCTTTTTCTTGTGGTGGATATATTTTATTATGCCCGTTTTGTATGAAGAATTTACCGCCTTCAAAGTCATCGTTAAGAATTACAAGTGCAGTAATCTTTCTAGTTTCATCACTTACAAAATGAAACGTATCTACATGTGCTTCATACTTACCATCAACATCATATACTAAAAACTCGGCTTGATTAGAATGAGTAATATGATATTTATAATACTGATGATTTACATTTAAACCTACTGTGGTTAGTGTTGCACCTATGCCTGCATGTAAAGGAAGTGGCAATCTCATAACATTTCTTATATTTAAGTCTATATTTTTTTCGGGGTCACGACCTTGACCTATAAATGGAAGTTCTTTTTCTACATCGGGTTTGGAGTATTCTTCTATAAGTCGTTTACAAAATCCTTCTGATACGGCTTTTTGCATGACATAACAAACATCTAATTCATTTTGTCCTGTTTGTTGATATTCTACGTTTGTATTATTTTCCATCAACAATCTCCATAACTTTCTCCATATTTAGCTTCACAAGCAACGGGTAAATTCTCTGCCCATGTAGGTGGTGTTGACATTATATCAGTAATATACTTCATGGCGGTATCTATTTCTTCTTTAGGAACAACATTAACTACTGCATCATGCACGGTTAAAACGGGTCTATATTTTTCGTTTATCTTTAGCATTTGTTCACCAACAATAATACGGGCTAGGGCTTGCACTACGTTTTCGACTACCGAACCACCCCATATAGTTACATCACCTCTTCTAGACTTATAGACAAACTTAGTTTTACCATCCACTTTTTCTGTGCGTAAGTTCGGATAAGAAATGTATAAACCATTGGGTAGCTTTATACCGAATCCAGATACCTCTAAACATTTGTGTCGTCCAAGATAATATGGCTTCATACTAGGTGTCCAAGTTGCCATATCTTTTAATGCTCTATCGCATTCTTCCCATAACTTAATAACCTTATCATTAACTTCACGATAAACCTTAACAAGTCTTTGGCATTCTAAGTCATCTAATACTGCGCATGGTGGTTGGGTCTTGAGAGTATGTTGTAGCTTCTGCCATCCTGTGCCATACCCTAGACCTAGTGTGCAAGTCTTACCTACAAAGCGTTCTACTGGGTCAGCTTTGGTTATAGTCCTACCATATACCTTTGAAGCGAATTCGGAATACACATCACGACCATCTCTATACCACTCTACTATATCATCTTGTCCTGCTAACCATACAAGAACCCTAGCTTCAATTTGAGATGAGTCGCAGTTAATAACCAACGAACCTTTAGGTGCTATGACTGCATTCTTTAATGCTTTCTTTTTTTTATCTCTTGAGGGTAAATTTTGGAAGTTGACCTTATCTGCACCTGCCCAGCGACCTGTGTGAGCGCCATAATACTTTAATGGAATTGGTAGTTTGCCTTTGTTTCTAGCACCAATATCTATAAATCTTTTAATTCTTGACTCTTCTATGGTAGATTTAGTGCCTAGTCTAACTGAACATAACTCTTGTATAAATGAGTCCTCATGTTCTGTTAATGCAATAAAGCCTTCATCGTTCTTGGCTAATGCAAATGTTTCTTTGCCTGTCGCTGGAGATATTTTTAACGGAACCTCGACATTATGTTCTTCTAATAGTTCTGCAAATTGTTTATTAGATGCTAGCTTTTTCCTAACACATTCTTCATCTTCACAACCTAACCTTACCATGAGATTGCCTAGCAACTCTTTCTTTTCCGCTTCGACTTCATCTAATCTATCAGATAAAAGTCCATCATCAACTTGCAATACAGGCTCCATATACATACGGAGTGTTAAGTCTATTAGTTTTAATTCATTTGAGGGAAAGTCTTGGGATAGTATATTAAATAATTTATAGGTGAGTTCTACATCGTTTTTACAATAAGAACCATATTTTTCTAGTTCGTCTTTGGTAAACTCTTCTAAACGCTTACCCTTAGCATTGATAACTTCTGTGCCTTTTACTCCTAAGTTATAATACTCTGCAAGAAATTTAAGAGAGCCACCCACATCCACACCATGCTTAGCACGAGCCATGCCAAGAGTGTCCAAATAAATATGTGGAATAATGTTAAAAAGAAATGCCAGTATAGCGCCATCAAAGTGGGTGTTGTGGCATAGTAGGATTGCAGAAGACCAATCAATCTTGTCAAGTTCTGCTTTAATGTAATTATGTGACCCTGTAATCCATTGAGTTTCTTCGTCATCAATTTTGATACCCACACCGATAACTTGGAACCTCTCATCTCTAATGTATTCCTCTGTTGTTAGATTTGTTAGACTAAACCCTACATCATAAAATGTTTCAAAATCTAGTGTTATAAATTTCATGTTGACCTTAATTAGTGCTATCTTATGCAAACGACAGATAGCGGTGCCGTCCTAACCATGACTAGGATGTATGATTGAAACCTAGTCATACCACTTGCATTGTGGTGGATTGGTGGGCTACTTGCGGTTTATAAAATTAACTACCATCTAGCAATATATAAAAAAGTGCTTTCGCCCATAACTCTTAGAGTATCGACAATAATAGCAGAGTCGCAATAAAAATACAAGTCATAATTTTTTGACTACGATTTTCTTTCTTTTCAAAATCATCGTGTTTGTAAGTTCCACCCCATGCTTCTCTTGCACTTCGTGGTGTAGGAGTATCTATACTGTCGGGTTGAAAAAATCTCCACCCTTTTTTTGCGTTCTTAGCAAATATTTTAATTTGCCATGGTTCTAAGCCTTGTAAATTTGCGTATTTCACAATTTTTCTCCTCTTAGGTTTATTATTTTGCGTATTTTTCAAACTCGTTACGGCACTCAGTCGAACACCATCGTCTATCATCTTTGACTGGTTCTTCACACCATATACACTTCCCTGTTTGATTAGAAGGTTTTTTGATTTTATCTTTCGCATTCCTTACCCCCATGTCAATCATGTGTTGAAGAATATCATTGGCGACATCGGCTTCATCACTCATCTTACAAATTCTTTATCTCTTGATTGTATGTAGAAATATCTACCCCATACTCCACCTTTGGGTAATGCTTTAGGTAATTTAATTAGACCTTTTTTATCTAGTTCTCTAATCCTTTGATGGTTGCCATGCGAGTGCAGTATGATATGATTTCTGCTTGCATTCGGGTGTCGTTCCATATACTCATTTACTATTGCAATGAGTTCTGCATCTGTTTTTGATTTTGGGTTTATTGCCATTATAATAAACATTCTCCTACCATGTTAAATGCTTCTGTGAATAAATCTGAATTAGTTGGTTGTTTTGGCACTTCTAGTTTAATCAATTTAACACATGGATTGTTATCTGTAAACCACTTTGCTTCCTTGACAGACCATCTAAACTTGCGTATGACTTCTCCGTCATCATCTACCGTTGCATATGTAAAAGGTATCATGGTGTAAGAGTCCTTTGTTCAAAACATTCTAGGTGTGACTTTGCATACATATTCGGTCTAATTTCTTCGTAAAGTTCACCTTGTATGCATTTTAAATTCATCTTGTATTTAGTTTGCGTGTGAGAATACTGCATGACTGCCCAAGTTAAACAACACCCAATAATAAATCCTACTACTACAAACCCTGTGCCTTCATATTTTTTATCCATTACACTCTCCTATATTGTCTATAAATTCTACACATCCTATTACCTTTAGCTACATTCATCATGTTGCATCTTGTGATAGGTTTATTATTATGTATTAAATACTGCTCACCTGCATACTGCACACCACCTTGCACAGCTAGATTGGTAGCAAACTCTGCACAACCAACACTACAAACCATTATGAGCATCAGCAAGACGTTTCGTAGATTCACGATAACTTTTTACTCCTGTATGTTTCTCTGATTTTGTTTCATCTTTATATAAAGGTGTTAATACTATGTTATGTTTTTTACTTGGTAAATCTTTAAACCATGATAAGTCTGTGGGTCTTGATAGCATTAGTGAATACCATATTAGTCCACCTTCGTGGTTATATTCTTCTAGCATCCATGCGACTGGCTCTTTCATTTTACTCTCCTAATAAAATATATGGTTTTGTATTCTAACACGTTCTTTCATATTCCATCTAGGGTTTGCATAAATATTATGAAAATTAGTTGCACCTTTGGAATAGTCTTTCGCTTTGAAGTTTAATATCTGATGAGCAATCGTGTAGTAAGTTGTGTTATATAAATATGATGGGTCGGGTGGTTTGAGTTTGCCATACCAAGAAAACTGATATGGTTTTTTCATTTCACTACAAATATTTTCGGGTTTAAAATCCGCTCGTCTATATAATACATAACCGACTGCGATTTGTCCTGCAATACCTTCCCCCCTAGCTTCCATGAATATGGTTGTGGCAAGGCACATCAATGCTTGGTCTAGCATAGCACTCTCCTTAAATAAGAAACCAGTTACCTAGTCTATTTAATTATTTGTCTTGTGATTGGGTAGTTTCAAACTCGATAAGCATATCAATTAGATGTCTAGCTTTTTCTAAATCTTTTATGCCGTTTTTGTTTTTCCATCTAGAAACATACTTGATGATGTTACCTTCTATGAATGGAATTTTGTTTGCGTAGATATAAATGACGGGTTGTATAGTCATGTCTTTATAATGACTGCCGTCTATTTGTTTGCTTAATGCACTTCCTTCTGTCATTCTATCTCCTTTACTAGAGTTAATAACTCTTCTATATTACCTTCATTTATTACTATTGCCAAGCCATTTCTTTGGATTATCTGCTCTATGTTGTATTTTTGCAACGCAGTTAGAGTGCCTTTGCCTGCCTTACACTCAATAGCTATGAACCTGCCTTTGTAGCAGGCGATGATGTCGGGGATACCACTCTTTCCGTATCCCCCTGTTTGTGGTGAAAAATGATATGCGTTTATATCATCTAAGACTTTCTTTACTTTCGCTTTTACTTTCGCTTCGGGTGTCATTCTCTTCTCCAAATAGTGAGCGTAGTTCACGCTCTTCTAAAACAACGATATACAATGACTTTGAAACCTGCCATGCAATATCACCCATGCTATCATTTCCATGATAATAATAAACACCTAGAAAATCTATGTGGTCATCGCCTGTGAATGTTTTATCCGATGCTCTAGCCATCGTGAGCTTGCTTAGTATGCAAGGTGGTATAGTATTCTCAGTAAAAGTTCTAGTGTGTTTATATCCTATGAAAACAATGTAGTCGGGGTCTTCATACCACACAGGCACACGATAATGATTATCTAATGTTGGGTGTGGTAGAGGTTCTAACTTATCATGTTTTAATTTCATATTATCCCATCTTTGGAATGATGATTGCACAATGGTCAAAATAACCTAACTTACCACCCCATCTGTCTGATGTTTTAGTAATTATCATTAAGTCATCATGGAATTCATCACGATTATAGAAATACTCTTTGAGTAAATATTGCTCTCTTTCTCTTTCATCTTTTCCTTCAAGTCTAAGTTTATGCATCGTTAGAATATGTCTTATATCATCAATCTCATCATAGTCATCTAACGACTCTATTCGGTTTAACTCCTTAGTATATAGGATTGGTTTCTCATCATCAACCCTACCATTTTCAAGATAGTTGAATTTACCCCTACCTACTATATAACCTTCTGTTCCGTATGTAATTAGCATATGAAATTCTTTACCTAGTAGTTCAGTAAGCGACTCTTTAAGTTTGCCTGCTCTTACATCAATATCATTCATTTTAGCTAATGTTTCATTCATCTTAACTTTTAATTTATCGTCTAACATATCCATAGATGATTGACCTAGCACTACTTTCAACATGAGATGTAATTCTTCATCTTTGATTTGGTGATAGTTCTTATCTCTAAGTATGCTATCCACATTACCTACCATGTCTGATACTTCTCTTACATAGTTAGCACTTATGATATTAGCTTTAGTTGGTATAGCTTTCTGCTTTTCAATGTTCTTCATAAGTTGTGGTAGCTTAACTGAACGCAGAGTATGATGGTCTATATTGTTCTGTGATTTCTCCTTATAAAAGCGTGGATTATAAAAATAATATGTCATACCATGCACCTTAGCATTAGTAGCCCAAGCCAACCCATAAGGTAAGCCATCATCTAATGTCATTAAGAATGCATCAGTCAAAGTATAATCACCCTTGCTAACACCTTCTCTCCAATCACGAATATCTGATTTAAAGTAATAAGCATTGTTATCACCCCAACCTTTACTTTTAAGTATCTCTACTTTCTCTAATACTTTCAATCCAAACTTATGGTTAAGTTCCATTACAAACTTTTTATTGTCTGCATTGAAGTCAATATCATCTTCAAGTTGCGTAGTGTAGCACGCATCATAAATATAGTTTTGCATCATTTTCTCCTATTTATATCTGTGAACAAGATTGCCATTTACTTTTACATCTATCCCCCACTCACTAGCCACTAGGTTCTGTGTGTGGTCAAACTCTTTTACATCAAAGACATCATAATAAAGTCGCATAGCTTTGAATATTTTTTTCTTGGCTCTCGTAAAATTATCTTTCATATCATCTCTATGTCGCCACCATATATTCAATACATTAGTAAATATCATATATGCATCAAACGGATTAGTGTCTAATAATGTAATAGCTTTTTGCATGACTTCATCATATCCTTTGTCATGTATATTTATATATGAATAGTTGCCATTCTCTACCCAACATTCGGGGAAGTATTCTCTACCTACATCATTAATAACATCTCTTATCTTATCTCTATCCATACTGATAACCATTACTTCTGCAACCTTGAATGCATCTTCATACTTATCTAGCACGGCTTTAGATTTCTGTCTGTTAATAGTTTTCTTAGCGAA